TTTAATAAATATTCACACATTATCTAAATTTATGGCAACGTATCCTGTAAAAAACAAAGAAACTGGCGAGATAAAAGATGTTGTAATGAGTGTACATGCATGGGATGATTGGATTAACGACAATTCTGACTGGGAAAGGTACTACACACCAGATAACGCTCCTGGGTTTGGTGAGGTAGGAGAATGGAAAGATAAACTTAGGGTTACTAAACCTGGTTGGAATGAAGTTTTACAAAAAGTGCAGAAAGCACCTTCGGCCCGTCAAACATTTAAACTTTAAGTATTAACTATGCCTAGAAGAAAGAAAACAGATGATCCGATTGGGGTAGGTCTAACGGCAAAGCAAATGCGTCGTAAGAAACCACTTAACACGGATCTCCTGGTTGATATTGAACCACTCACAGATAATCAAGAAAGATTTTTTGTTGATTACAAGTCAGGTAAACATCTGTTTGCGTATGGGTGTGCTGGTACTGGTAAGACATTCATTGCCCTCTATAATGCCCTGAGAGAGGTCCTTTCTGGCGAAACACAGTACGAGAAGATCTATATCGTTAGGTCTCTTGTAGCGACCAGAGAGATTGGTTTCCTACCCGGTGATCATGAAGACAAGTCATCTCTTTATCAGATTCCTTACAAGAATATGGTAAAATATATGTTCGAGTTGCCATCTGAATCTGATTTTGAGATGCTGTATGGTAATTTGAAAACCCAAGGCACCATTAGTTTTTGGTCCACGTCATTTATTCGTGGTACTACCTTTGATAATGCTATTGTGATTGTTGATGAGTGCCAGAACCTCAACTTCCATGAACTTGATTCTATTATCACCCGTGTTGGTGAGAATAGTAAGATCCTTTTCTGTGGTGATGGGGTTCAATCCGATCTGACTAAGACACATGAGAGAAATGGAATCTCTGATTTCACTCGTATCCTTACAAAAATGGAATCATTCTCTCTGATTGAATTTGGTATCGAAGATATCGTTCGTTCTGGTCTGGTCAAAGAATACATCCTCGCTAAGAACGCAATTGGTTTAGTATGACCTTCATTCATAATAATTATCTCGGTGACATTGAACTCAACAAAAAAGAAACACCCGGTTGTAGACTATATCAAGTCCCAAATGGCGACTGGGTTCCTTCTATTACTTCTGTCACTTCTTTCTATAATCGCGAGATTTTTGTCAAGTGGCGCAAGCGAATTGGAGAAGAGGAAGCTAACAAAATTACGAGAAAAGCAACTGCCCGTGGAACTGATTACCATGAGGTTGCACAGGCATACTTAGAAAACAAGGAATTAGACTGGAACGATTATCGTCCCTTATCTAAGTTAATGTTTCATCATAGCAAACCATATCTGGATAAGATAAATAACATACATGCTATTGAACGCACTCTCTTTTCTGAGTACCTTGGATTAGCCGGAAGAGTTGATTGTATTGCCGAATACGAAGGCGAACTAGCTATCATAGACTTTAAAACATCAGAAAAAATTAAACCGGAGAAGTGGTTGGAAAACTACTTTGTTCAAGAGACTGCATACGCTTGTATGTATTATGAGATGACTGGCATTCCAGTTACTAAACTCATTACTATCATGGTTACTCCTGGTGGAGAGGTCAAAATATTTGACAAACGGAACAAAGAGGAGTATATTGTACTTCTAGTTCGTTATATTAAAGAATTTGTCACCAACAATTTATCTCACGCCAATGCCAAATGAACTAGACGAAGCATTTCAGAAAAAGTTTCTGGGTCCTGCTAAATTCGCACAGGAGATCGAAAAACTTGTGCAAGAAAATGGAGAATTGAATTACATTGATGCTATCGTCGTGTTCTGTGAACAAAATAGTATTGAACTTGATTCAGTGCCTAAATTACTATCAAAGCCACTAAAAGAAAAGCTTAAATTTAATGCTACCGAGTTGAATTTTCTTAAAAGAAGTTCCCGAGCAAAACTACCTATCTAAAATGAATCGAGAGCAGGATCCCGATGAGTATTGGTTCGACTGGTCAATGGGTATAAATGAAATTCGTATGTTTCACAATCACCTATGCTATGCAATCCAAACTTGGCCTGGTTCACCTGCTCGTCCTCCTGAGGAACAAGAGTTTCTTAAATACATGAAGCAAAAAACTTTTGCTATGCTGTTGGAGTATCAACTTGATCAACCCTCAGCGGAAAACGACTTTTAGTTTCAAAAAAGGGCGGCAAAAAATCCCGGCAAAAATTTGCCCTATTACCTTTTTATAATGATGCCAATTGAATGCTATAAGACATATCTTGCGATGAAGCAGCACTTCACCAAAGATAGTTATGACTACCTCAAATACTGTGGTAGAGTTAAAGCATCTGATAATGCCTTTAACAAAAGAAAGGATAGATATTTCTTCGAGAAAATGTCCAGGCAGAAAAATGATAAAGAGATTGAACAATTCTTTGTAGCAAACTTTGCCAGTTGTGATGATCCTCAAAGCCTGTACATGGCAGATATTGTTAAGAACGGAGAAAAAGTATACGTTGCTTGGCAGAAGAAAAATCAATCACTCTCTTACATGTTTAAGAGTGAGATAGAAGAAGTCTTTGGTGACAAGACTTTTGATGATATGTTTTCTATGAAAGAAAACAGTCACCCACAATTAGTCAAAGAATTTTTGAAAGGAAACATATCAATTGAATCATTGATTATTTTGGATAAGATACTTGGATACAAATCTAAGTTCGATAAGAACATGTCAGACCCTGTATGGAAACTGATATCTTACCGTATACACAAGTATTCTCCCTTTCTAAATATTGACGTATTTCGATTTAAAAAAATTTTGAAGGAGATTATCCTATGAATTTCTTCGATTCAGAAGTCGTAAGGACGGAAATGGTAGAGATCCAGGAAATTCAAGAAGAAGTTTATGCAAACGTCTTTGCTTTTCCTTCGATGAATAAGGAAGATAAAATTCAGCATGTCATAATGCTCGAAAAACTTCTTGAAAAACAACGTGTTCTTTATACACGTCTGTCACTCTCCGATGATCCTGAGGCAAAGTTGATGAAGGAGAACATCGTCAAATCTGCAAAGATGATGGGGATGCCTGATAACATTGACATGAGTATCGTTTTCTCCAATATGGAAAAGATGCTTAAAACCATGCGCCAACAGGTTGACAAGGACCTACCTTAGGTCTTATAATATCGAAGTACACACAAGCCAAACTACAAGCCAAATCTAATGTCTTTTTCTGATCTAAAAAAACAGTCCCGTCTGGGATCTCTTACCTCTAAGCTAGTTGCTGAGGTAGAGAAGACCAATGTTAAGAGCAACGGTTCCGACGAGAGACTGTGGAAACCATCACTCGATAAGAGTGGTAATGGTTATGCCGTAATTCGTTTTCTACCTGCACCTGAGAGTGAGGATATTCCCTGGGCAAAGGTGTACAGCCATGCTTTCCAAGGTCCTGGTGGATGGTACATTGAGAACTCTCTGACTACTATTGGTCAGAAAGATCCTGTATCTGAACACAATCGTGACCTCTGGAACAGTGGTAATGAAGCGGACAAAGATACCGTCCGTAAGCAGAAACGTAAGTTGTCCTATTACAGCAACATCTATGTTGTTAAGGATTCAACTAACCCCGAAAACGAAGGAAGAGTATTTTTATTCAAATATGGCAAGAAAATCCACGACAAAGTCCTTGCTGCTATGCAGCCCGAATTTGAGGACGAAACTCCTATCAATCCCTTTGACTTCTGGGAAGGTGCGGACTTCAAACTTAAAATCCGCAAATTGGATGGTTACTGGAATTATGACAAGTCAGAGTTTGATTCTGTTGCACCTCTCCTTGATGACGATGATGCACTTGAAGCAATCTGGAAGAAGCAATACTCCTTAGCAGAGTTTACCTCTCCCGCAAGTTTCAAATCCTATGAGGATCTGGAACGTCGCTTGAATCAAGTCCTACGAGTTCAACAACGTCGTGCTGTTGCTGACGAATCTTATGAAGATGAATCAGAAGGTCGTGGTAGTATTACTGCTGACTTTAACTCATCTGATATCACTCCATCTGCTCCCGTTGTGCAGTCAAAGAATGATGATGAAGATGATGCCCTGAGTTACTTTCAGAAACTCGCTGAGGCATAATTAACCGATGTTGATATTGCTAG